TTATTCCTCTTTGGCTTTCGCCACACGTTTCTTTGCAGGCTTTTTCGCAGGCTTCTTGGCTTCGTCTGTAGATTTAGCCCAGCCCTCTTTCACCTTGGCTGCAACGTCACCTTCATCAACAACGATGTAATCAAACATGTCGCCGTGCATCTTGTGCTTACCTGGGTGTTTATAAAGCATCACGCTCATGTGTATCTCCTTTAGAGAATAGGGTGGGACCGAAGCCCCACCCAAAGATCATTAAGTCTGCGAGAACAGCATGATGCCAGCCATTTCAGGCTGAACCATCGCCACACCAAACAGTGTATCCCAACGATACTTTGTTTTCTGTGTGTTGATGTCGAACTGTTTCTGCATGACAAGCTCAACGCCCTGATCTGTTGTGGCGCGCATGATGTCCGCACCTGCGTCTGTTGGAACAGCCAACGAAGCAGGAAGCAGTTCAATCGCGTCACGGTGCCAGAAGCAGTTCACTGGTGCGTCAGCAATGTTCAGGAATGTGATCGCCGCGCCATCAGCAGGCGTTGCAGTCACGTTCTGATACTGTGCTTCTGCATCAGTTGAGCCACCGTTGGAAACGATCGCAGGCGAGATTGTCACAACACCTGAACCACCAGAACCAGACACGATGCCTGTGACGCGGAACGTCTTCAGTTGGCCTGTGTCTTGCTTCGTGATGTGGTGAACAGCGTTTACGCCAGCGATGGTGAACGCGTCACCAACTTTAACTGCGCCGCTTGTAACCGCGATTGTCAGAGACTGTGTGCGGTTGTCTACGTTTGCAGTTTCACCAGTTGAGGCAGTCGATGTTGCCGCAGGTGTGTGATACTGGTTTGCGCCGTTTACAGTAACGGTTGTGCCAGCAGCCGCTGTGAGACGGTTTGCGTAGTCCATTTTGAAGGTCTGGAAGCCAGCAACTTCACCAACATACGAACGACGATAGGCTTCGGTCGGGATGTTGTTCATGGTTTCGCGTGCCGCCAGATCAGACGCCATGCCGTTATAGTCGCGGCTGGACAGCGCAAAGTTGCGGTTGTCCATCATGACGCCTTGTTCGTTCATCAGCGCATCAGCTTCAGCAACGTCAGCGTAACCGCCAGCAGCAGTGCTGCGTGCAGCAACGATTGTGCCTTGGTTGGATGCAACAGTCAGAGTTGCTACGTTGATGTCAGAAGCCAGCTTCTGTGCCGCAGAAGAACCAAGACGGTTCTCTTGCAACTGGTCGCGCATCTCTTTGGCTGTCAGGAGCGCTGTGCTGTGCTTCTGGTAGCCAATAGTTGCAGGAACAGCCAACTGTGTGTTGTCAGCGAAGTTAGAAGTCGCATCGGAACCGTCATAAGACTGAGCGATGTAAGGCATTGGACGCCAAATGGTGTCGCTTGAACGCTCCATTTGCTGACCGTTGGTGCTGTATTTGTTGACAAGCGACGAAAGCACAAGTGCATCGTTGAAGCCTGCCAGGATGTCTTCGAACGCTACGCGTTCTTCTTTGGAAAATGAGTTAGCCATTTTCTACTCCATAAAGTTTAAGCTGATCGCTTCTGCTTCTTATAGCTGAAAACCTTAGAATAGTCTCCAGTTCTTTCCGCTTCCGCTCTCAGACGTTCAAGGGTGTTGTCAACCGATCCAGAAGGGCGACCTGTGCCGCTGATCTTCTTTTCTGGCTTAGATTGTGCCTTACGTTTTGTGACTTTCAAATTGGTCTCCAATTTTGCCACCGCAAAGGCGAACTTTACGGGATCTGTAATTGACGAAATTTCCTTCGCTTTCTTCGGGTTCTTGCCAAGAGCATAAACGACCAAGGCAGGGTTTTCCGCACCTTGAACAATCATGCCTTGCTGCATAACGCTAAGAGTATCTTGCACCACATCTTCGGCATGCTCATAGTCTCTGACTTTTAAGCCTGCCTTAGAAGAGTGATAACTCTCCAACTTGCTTTCCCATTCCTTCTGCACAGCTTTTTGCTCTGCTTGGACTGAGGCTTGTTGTTCGTCATGCTGGCGCTTCTTTTCATACCACGCAGCAAGTTCCGTCTCATATCGCTCGGTGTCGTAATCCGTGCCTTCAAGTGTGGGCTTTTGGCCAAGAGGTTGACGCGCAGGCGCTTGCCCTTGCTCCATTCTCTCCAGCTTCTGTTCCAACTCTTTAGCTCGGCGCTTTTCCTCACGATACTGCTTGCGAAGGTCACGAACCCATTCAGGAGCGCGTGCTTCTTCTTCGTCTTCTGGGTCAGGCGCTTCCCCATCAATAACGACCATAACATCGGCTTCATCTTCAGCTTCGGCCTCAGTAGGTTCGCCCTCTTCAAAGTCATCATCCAGTTCAGCTTCTTCAGCCTCACCTTCATCAATGTCTTCGTCAAGTTCAGCCTCTGGCTCCTCAACTTCAGTTTCATCAAGTTCGATGTGTTCGTCTATTTCTGCCTTATTAAGTTCCATTAGATCCTCGTTCAATTCTCACCCATCATTATGTGCGTCTGGGTGGCTGACGCATTCCTGGCCCAGTAACTACGTTCTGTAGCTTCTGGGCTGTGTCTACTACGTTCGAGCGCTCTTTTTGCTCAATGCCTGCGAGCGTCTCGATCGTCTTGGCGCGCGTCTCTTCTGTTCGCGCTGCCGTGTATTCTGTATCGGCCATTGCCTTCTGTGCCTGAGCCTGAGACTTCGCAGCCTCCGCTTCAAGATACATAGACTGTGGATCTGGCTGGCCTTGAAGCTGCTGAAGTTCCGCCATCAGTTCTTCGTTCTCTTGATCTGTTGGCTCAACAACGCCCATGCGGATCAGCTTCTTACGGAAGTATCCACGCACCTCACCGATGCCCTCGCCTTCCATGTTCATCATGGCCATAGAGCCAAGAACCTGCTGCGTCTCTGGGTCAGTTGCCAACTGCATCATGCCCATCAGCGAGCGAACAGTTGCGGCACGCTTAGAAGACGATGACGGACCAACCTCAACAGAAACGTCAAACTTGGCTTGGCTCAGATCGTTCTCATATTCGACTTCGCCTGTCTCTTGGTTCAGAACAGGCTTGCCAAGTTCAATGCGGTGCAGTTCGCCCTGTGAACCCATGCCCTTCATCTTGCGACCAGGCTCAACCATGATTTCGCGGGACATAGACAGCCAGATTTCACCAGCGCGCTTGATCGCCTTGGCCATGTTGCTCATGTAGATGAACGACTGCATATCCAAGCGGTTCTGGATCAACTCAACAGCCTTGCCAGAGATGTTGGACTGCATTTCTTCGCCAGCTTCTTGGTTGCCCAGAAGATCAGAGATGTCTTGCTCTGTAATTTGCAACAGACCAGCCAGCGCAGGCGGAACTTGTGGCGGCTTGGTGTAGCCGATCGGACCGGCCATGACTTCTTGCCCATTGGCGTCAGTCACTGTGTTCAGCAGAAGATATGGATAGTTCTTCAGGTTGTCTTCTGCCCACATCATTTCAAAGCCAGCAACTTGCTCTGGTGTGAACATTGGCTTTTCTACTGTGGAAAGCGCAGAGATTTCGCCCAGCTTGGAAAGCTGCATGTTCTTCAGGCGCTGTGCATCCTTGGCCATGCGAACGTGGCCCATGCAGCGCTCGACGTTATCAATGAACCAGCGCTTGCCATAGACAGGAACGATCGGGATTTCCGTGCCTGCGATATAGCCAGCATCATCCAAGATGCCAGAGCCAGACATGATGTATTTGCGAACCTTGCGGCGCTTGACGCGCTTCTGGCGAACCTCGATCGTGCCAATGGCCTCAAGTGTTTCCTCAAGGTTTTCATCCTGATCGAAGTCGGTCTCGCTGTAGCGCTCTTCTTCACCGTCGATGGTTTGGAAGATGCGAATAAGTTCAGACGCTTCTTCAACGCGGTAGACTTCCGCAACATAAACCATGTCAGGCGTTGCCCAATCAAATTCATATTGGTGGATCTCTTTCGGCCACGAAGATGGGTCATCGTCATACTCAGAAATGTAAGCATCGCGCGTCATGGCTGTCAGAACGTAGCACAGGCGTGCATCTGACTTGTCTTGGCGCTTGGCGTCCATATCGAAGAACACGGTGCTGTCAGCGTCATAGATCGGCTCTATACGGATGCGCTGGTTGTCGTTGTCTTCGTCGTATTCATCTTCGTAAACAGAGCGCAGGCGGAACGCACCAAAGCCACCGCCAACAGCTTCCTCAAACGCGTTGTCATACGCTTCATCTGCGGCGCTGTCTTCTTCGTCTGCACGGAACAGGCTGTCACATGTATCGGCCAGCTTATCGTCTTCGTCGCCATCCTTGCTGACAAAATCAACAGTGATGCGGTTGTTGCGGTATTCGTTGATGATCCGCATGACGCTTAGATGGATCTTGTTGACCTCGAAGCGCGGCTTGTTGTTGAACTGTTCTGCAAGGTTGCCTTCCCACTGCGCACCAGCAATGGAGTAAAAGCGACGATCCTCAAGGCACTGCAAACGCTCTTCGCGCATTGATCCTTGGATGCTGTCAAACTCCAGAAGCGCTTCTTCGTGGACATTTGCCAGACGTTCTTTTTTGGTCATTCTTGCCACGACATAGCCTCGCAATAAAATTTGCCTGTATTATAAGATAGATTGACAGAAAAAACAATCACCGTGCAATAGGCATAACATTCGCTATTGGCTTGGCCTTTGCCTTCTTCTGACCATTGGCCCTTCGAGAACCTTCGCAGGCGTATCGCAGAGCGTCAATAACGTGATTGTCTTTGTCTTCCAAGACGGGAAGAACAGCACCAGTGTCCCTGTCTGTCTTGTAGCTGTAAAGCGTCAGTTCATCGATCGTGTGTTTGCAGCGCGGGTGAACGATGATGTCAAACGACTTGAGCCATTCAACGCCTTCCTCGACAGACTTCGGCCCCTTGATTGCCGGTTGGATCTTCGGGAAACCGTTCTTGCGCATATGGCTGATGGTCTCAGGGCGCGCGCTGTCAGCCACCATAGGCCATTTCTCAGCCTCTGGGATGGACATAATCAGCGATGGGGTGTCAACAATCTCACAGCCCACCTGATAAGCCTCATAGTCAATATACAGCTTGCGGCCAACGATGTGGCTACGAATAGCAACTGTCGGGTCTGTCGCAAAGCCCCAGTCAGCGCCAAGCCGGTGGATCGCGTCTGGTGGTGTCTCAAAGTCTTCAACCGTCCAGTTTTTAAACACCCGCGTTTCGCTGTTGCGAACATACTCGCCTTTCCAAACGTGCATGTATTTGTCTGGATCGCGGCGCTTGTCGTATTCCATTTCTTCGCGCAGAACGTCAGGGAACCATGGGTTGTCTTCGAAGTTTACCTCAACAACCTTGCTTTTCTCTGGGATGTCTGGACCACGCAGCAATCCCTCGATCGGGTCGGTGTCGTAACGCGGGTTCCATGTGAACCATAGCTGCGAACCTGGCTTACGAATGGTCGGGCGCAAGATGTCCAGCGAGAACTGGCTCAGGCTCTGCGCTTCCTCAACCCAGGCAATGTCATAACCTTCAAGCGACTTGATGCTGTCTGCTGTGTGGTTCTGCAAGCCTTGGAAGATGATGATGCCGCCATGAACGGATCGGATCTGAAATTCTTTGATCGCGAACATGTGCGCAACGCCAAGTTCTTCGATCTTGTTCTCCAGCAGCTTCTTGACCGACTGGTCCAGAGACTTCTGCACCTCACGAACGCACACAGCGTCCACGCGCTCCATGATGCTGCGCTCGATCAGCATCTCCGCAAACAGGTGAGACTTGCCAGAGCCACGACCGCCATGCGCGCCAAGGTAGCGTGCATCTGGGTCACTCAGTATCGGGAGCGCCCAGCGCGGGGTTTTGATCTGGAGGTTCATATTTCGTTAGACGTTTCTTCTTGTGCGGCAATCCCTGTGACAGCAACAGGACCAACAATGCCATACTTCTTCATGATGTTAATCAGCTTATCGTCGAAAATGACGTAATTGCTTGGACCACCAGCAGACGGGTCTCTTGCTGTCGGACCTTGATCCGCTTTGTATGTGATGCCCTTCAATCCGTTCTTAGCAAGCAACTCTTCACCAGCGCCATCAGATCCACGGATGTCAGACCAAGTGTTCAAGAAGCGGTTCACGGAAAAGTCATCAAGAAGTATCTTCTTGGCCGCATCAAGCGCCGCTGCTTCATCTCCGTTGTATGGCGCATCGAAAACATCGACACCCAAGTTCACTGCATCGTCCAAAGTGATTTCATCAGCAGTCTTCAGAATGGCGCGCTGGGCTGCTGGCGTTTGCTTATCAAAAGGCATGTCCCAATTCAGCAGTTCCTCTGGGGAAACATCTAGGCGAACCTGATACTTCTTGCCTTCTGCAAAACTAACATCGTTTGGATCTATTGCCTGAAGCGCCTTCAGTTCATCATCCAAGCTGTTTCCAATCAGGTCAGTAAGTTCATCAAACATGCTGCCTGATGTTCTTTCTGCGGTTCTCTTGATCTCACCTTCAAGCGTCTTGATTGCCTTGTCTTTAGCCAGTTGGACCAGTTCGCTTTGCGGCAAGTCCTTTGTGGCCATTGTGGTGACTTTGCTGATGTTGTCCGCAATCTTATTGATAGCAGCGCTTTCATACGGCTGCACTTCTGCTGAAGGCGTATCCCCAAGATCAGAAACCTTGTTGCCTTTGTATGAGACTTCATAACCACGCGATAAGTCTTGGCGACCACGAACTGATTGGCGATAAAACTCAGCAATGTCTTCACTGTCTGTAAAGTAAAGACCGCGACCGAATACCTGCGCTTGCTCTCCAGTGCCGATCTTACTCAGTTCAAACCTGTCAAAGTCTGCACCAGATCCGTGAAACGCGATGATGCCACGTCTTTCATCTGTCGGAACTTCAACCTGCTTTGGTTCCATTCGCGCCTGCATCTCTGGCGAAATCATGTTCACGGAAGACATTTCGTCAATCTCAGCGAAAACATCTTCAAGTGTAGCATCTGGATTATTTGGTGGCCTGCGACCAAGACGATAAGCAGTTGTTGCAGCAGCCTTCGATGACACCTGACCACCCATCATTGGGAAGTCCTGCATAACTTTATCCTGTAGGCTTTGACCAATGCCCTGACCACGGAACTCTTCTGGCACCTCAAGCTCCAGAACAGATGCGCTGCCATCAGGTCGCACAACAACTTCCATTGTGCCGCCGCTTGCTGGATCAGTGTAGCGCACACGCTCAGTCCCTTGACCAAAAATGCCTGAAGCATCTTTGCGCGTTACATCAAACGATCGATCGCCAACAACATCAGCACCCACACCTTGTGCCATTGCTGGATCACCACGGCCAAGCAGGAAGTCAGCGTCCAAGTCACGGATGCCACGCAGCGTGCCGATAGCGTCAGCCATATACGGGCTGCTGTAGACCTCACGGGCGAGAACGCCTGCGCCTTCAGCAATGGGTCGTGTCAGTGGGAAAGCCTCCGCAACGCCAAGACCAGCCTCTGCCGCACCCAAACCCATCTTGAGATAATCACCCTCTTGATAGCCCTCGACAGCGGTTCCTCCGCCTTCCTCGACAGCAAACACTGCGCCCAGAGGCGTGAGATCTGCCAAGCCAAGGCCATCAAGGATGTTCTGAGATGTCGGGCTTGTGTCGCCCATGATGTCGCGTGCGTATCGTCCAGCGAGATATGGATCTAGGCCAAGCTGGTTAATCAGTGCATCTTGAACGCGCTGCGTGGACGTTTCGCGCATGGTGTAATCTGGCGCTTGGAGTGTGCCGTATGTTTGCTCTGCTTGGGCGATGTCCTGCGGTGTTAGGCTTGGAGGCGTAAACGTGCCGCGATAGGAAGCAATTTCGTCTGGCGTGAAACCAGCAGCAAGAAAATCGTCATCGATCAGACCTGGTATTGATCGATCGTATTCTGCTAATTCAGCCAGTCTGTCCATTATGCTTCCTTCGGATCTACAATCGTGCGCTCAATCTTCTGAACAATCGGCCCACCACCAGGTCCAGATACTTCGTTTTCAATCTTATCAGAATATCCGTGCTTGGTCAGCATCATCTTGGTGATTGGCGCATTGAAGGCGTTCAGCAAGCCATTCCGAATTAGAACTCGCTCTTGTTTTTGCAGCAATTCCTCTAAGATGTCACTAAATTCTGCGTTTTCAGGGTGCTTCACCCAATCATAAATCGTCTTTCGGGTGGTCCCTATCACTGACGCCAATCCTGCCACTGTGGGGATTGGATCATCATGCTCTTCGTGCTTCTTAATGTATTCCCGTGCTTGTTTGACCATCTTTGGGTCATAACTGCTGGGCCTTCCAACTTTCTTCTTCGCTGCCATTTTACACCTCATATCTCAGCCAAGCGGACTGGTCGCATGGCTGCAATATAAAGCAATGTTGGCATTATATCAATTACGCGCTTCAATCGGTCGATCTTCTTGATCCTGATACTTGCCGTTCCCGTATGATGCGGGTTCTTCTATGCGGTGAAAGATAGCCTGTGCGATGCCTGCACCTGCTGGGATGCGAAGCGGTTTCCACCCGTGATAGACCAGTTCGAGCGTCAGCCATCCACGCCAGCCAGGTTCAATTACTGTGTTGAAGACAGACAGACCTTTGCGCGCCCATGTGGATTTGTCATGGACGATTGCCACCAGATCTTTCGGCATGTCGAAGCGCTCGACTGTGCTGGCTATTGCAAAGCGCTTGAACGGATGCAGCAGAACCGATTGCTTGATGCGCAGATCATATCCTGCTTCTGACATACCCCAGGAGACGCCGTGTTCGCGCAGCTTCATGGCTGACATGGGTGACAGCGGGCGGGTGTCGTATAACTTACGTCCGTTGCAGATCATCGTCTTGTCCTTTCAGTTCTGCGAGGGTGGTGCGGGCGCGTGAACTATCGTGAACCGTTGCGCACCACTCCAAAGCCTCCACCGCCTTCGCCAGCTTGGCTTGCAGTTCCTCGATGCGGTCGGAGGCGGCTTTGTAGTCATTGTATTTTACCCAATCGCCATCACAGTCTTCCACCATCTCTGCATATGTTTGAGTATGGTGGTAGTCCAGTTGATACCGCTTCACTTGATCATCACTCATCGTTCTATCCTCTCACCCTCCAAACCATCCAGATCGCTATTAAAACAGGTGTTAAAAATGCGACTGGGTAAATCACAGAAGCAGCAATCCACACATGAAACAAAACCACCAAAGCAAGCACAAGTGCAAGCGCCCCCAAAAACCCATAACGGTCCAGTATTTTGTCAATAGTGTCACCAATCATCGCCTTGTCCTTCCATCTCGTTGATTGCGTATGTGTTTCCGTCAGTCATCACACGTCCTCCTTAAACATCTTAAAGTTGCCGCCATCCCCATCACGTTCAATGCGGTAGACGCAGAGGCGGTTTTCATCTTTGCATTTGTCTGCATCACTTCGAGTAGAGCACTGAGGGCCAATCCAATCGGCGTAAACATTGTGCCACGTTGTGATGCGCTTGGGGATGTCGTGGAGGTCGAATCCGTTTATACCTAAACTGGAGAAAGTCCCCTTCTCAGTCCAATATCGAGCATATCCAGCAGCGTTATGGCCAATAAACGGAAACACTTTGTGTGGCCCTCGCCCCAAGATCACGGCCTTGTCACCATTACTATCGACATACTCAGCGGGGAACTCTGTTGGCGGTGTAAATTTACGGTCATCCATCACGAAGCTCCTTTCTCAAGTCTTCACTAAGCTCTTTCCACTCGTGCTTAAATCGGTATGCGCCGACAGTATCCAAGGCGAGGATGATAAACCAAAGCGCAATGCGCTCTCTGCGTGTCAGGTTTGG